CTCTGGAGTTAAATCTGGATAATCATAAGCCATTTTAAGCTTTACGATATCAGAATCACTCATACTATCTAAGCTAGAAAGAACTTTTTGCTCATATATCATATCTGCTAACTCGGATATATTACCCGTCACTAGCTTATCATATATGTCTTTAGCTGTATCATTAGGCCACTCAAATACAAATCCAGAATCTTCTTCTGTTTCTTCTTCTGAAGGTTCTGTTAATGTTGTTTCAGAAGGCTGGTTTACTTCTTGTTGAGTTTCAACAGTTGCTTCTGTTTGTGTTGGCTCTGATACTTCGTTACTTGTTTCTTCAGTCTGTACCTGTACCTCTGTAGCTTCAGTTGTTACCTCTTGCTTTGGAGATTCAGAATAATTCGACTGGTCGAATGGATTAAAATTCGTTTCTGACATGGTTGATTAATTTATGCAAATATATAAATAATTATGATTGAGGCATTTGCTGTTGCTCTTGCTGCATCATTTGTTGCTGTTGAGCTTGTTGCATAGCCATCATTTCCTGCATCTTCTGTTGCTCTTTCTCCATTCTGTATTGGTCTACTATTGCCTGTATTTCTTCTGGCAATGGTCTACCTAATTCAAAAGATTTTAAAAGAGCTTCTTGGACAAACTTCTGAGTAAGTGTTTCTTGCTCATATTTTGTCTCAGCCTCCGTAACAGCTATTTTAGCTTGTGCCTCTACTTGTTTTAGTTGGGCATCTGCTTCAGCCTTAGCAACTATAGATTGTTGTTGAGCTTGTGCGTTCATCTGAGAGTTCTGTTGTGCTCTCAACATATCTTCTTTAAGCTTTCTTCTTTTGGCCTTAGATAGATACATTTCAGCAAGCTTCTGGTTCTTGATATTCTTAACTCTAAAAGCGTCTTCAAACTCAATAGCATTAGCAGATAAAGCAGTCTGAATCAAAGCGTTAAGATATTGTCTTTCAGAATCATCTGGTAGGGCTTCTACCATAATATCAAAATCCTTATCCTTTACATCATTCTCTGATAGATATTCTCTATACTGCTTTCCTCCGTACAATACTGAATCGTACAATAGTATTGCAATCTTATAAGCAGTCTGTCTGTATACATTCAGATAGCCATCATATAAGAAATCAGTTGCGTTATTTGAGGCAGATATTTGTTGCTGCTGTACTCCAAGACCTAGTTTAGGATTTACAGAAGCACCTTCCCTATACTCATTGATTCCAATCTCATCTCTAAGTCTAGACAAGTAGTGATTATAAACAGTTATAAGCTCTTGAATCTGGCCTATGCTTCCTGCATTTGGAGCTTCACTGATAGGAACGCCATTGATGTTATCCCCGTCTTCAGTTTTCCTTCTATAGTAAATATTACCTGTTTGGTCATAAATCTGTTGAATCTCAAGAGGACTTACATTCTTGCCTTGACCAAGACTAATATCTGTAAGTGAATCAATATCAATGATTAATCCAGAAGGTCTGAGCTTTGCAATAAGCTGTTGTAGCTTAAGGTGAGCTAGAGTCATCTGTCTGATAGAAGTTTCCATTCTCTCAGGTATAGCCATATTCTCTAGGTCAAGATTCTCATGCATGTATACGCTATAACTAAAGAATACATCAGAGATTTCTTTTGCAGAGTTAGGCTTAATCATGTTCTTTGCAACGCCCCATTCCAACATGATATCAGAGTGCATAACGAATACGCCTCTATAGATTACCTGCATATTCTTCTTGATAATCTCTTTATTGTCTCCAACTCTTTGCGGCTCTTTCTCACGTCTTTCTACGATAAGGTTGCCAAACTTATTTGTTCTTGCTTGGTATATGATAGAGTCTACACTCTTTATTTCAAAGTCTAAAGTGTCAACAGTCCAGTCATCATATGGTCTGTCAATGTTATATCTGAACTTTTCTTCCCACTTCACAGACTGCGTATAGTTTCTAGACTTCTGAGATATCTTAAATAACATCTCCTCATCCATATTAGGATACATCTCACGTATATCTGAAATTTTAAGCGAGACTACTTCTCCAACAAAAGAAACATCTCTAAAGTCATCATAGTCTGAGTATGCATAAATAAGGTTCTCTGGTATTACCCTTCTGATACTAATCTTACCAGTCTTATTAACTGATACTTTAGTAGCCATTAGTCCGGTCTCTATGATATCCTCTAATAACTTTCTCTTAATTGCATCCCATCCGCTATTTTCCAATACATTAGCAATACCCTTCTCAAACATTATCTCCTCTGGAAGCTGATGTTCAGAGCCAAAGAATAGCTCTAATTCTTCATAGTCTTCTGGAGTATATGCGTTATCTGGTATTATTTTAAACCCAGCATTTTCTTCTATTTCTCTAATCTCATCACCATAGTTCATTCTGAACTCGGCTTCTTCTCTTTCGTATATCTTTCTTTCTGTAGATACTGGGTCTACAGCTGAAACCTTAATCTTCTCATCACGTTTCATAAAACCGCCAATCATCACCTGTATAAATTTAGGTGCGATAGCTGGAGCTTTCATGTCCAAGTTTACGAAGGCTTCTTTGCCATCTACGTTCAATAAGTCTAGGAACTCAGACATTGGCTGTCTACCTCTAGAGAACTTTCTGTTTTTCTCATACTTCTTGTTTCTCTTAGTATAATAGCCACTATTAAATGCCTTCTCAAGGAACTTAGATATTTTCAATCCTTCCTTTTCGTCCCTTTTGGACTTGACCGTGCTGAGGTGGAAATTTAATATTTCCTTATTATTTTTTTCCATATACTTAGCAAAAGTACAAATTAGATTGTTAGTTTGTACGTTCTCAATGGGATAGAGCTAGTTATCCTGTCCTGCTTCTTGCTTTCTAATGAAATGCCAGATAACAGACTTATCATAAAAGCCACACTTCTATCGTATATAGTCCTATGCTCATGGTCATACTGCAACAGTTCTTCTAATAGGTCTATGAATACAATCTTCTCACAATGACTTTCTATATAAGATATACAGGTATCTAACTGCCTAGCCATCGCAAACGCGTCACCCGAAGTTACGCCGAACTTCTGAACCTTGACTCTCTTGTTCTTGTCTATGGCAGATTCTGGTGTTTTCATCAGATATCCCCTAAATCCTTTATTAGAGAAATAGTCTACAAAGTCATCGCCAACGTCATTCTCGTAACAAGCCTTATATCCCCAATAGGTAGCAGCCTTTAACATCTCATCATGGAACATTGACTTTAGCCTAGGCCTGCCAACGTATTCTGCTATTGGCATACCTGTATTATTAGGGTCATTGATATCAAGCCTTTCAAACACGTAACAAGTTCCCATAGAGCCTTTTCCAGATATTACAGAAGACTTAAAAGGGTCAATACCAGACACATATTTCTGGGTGTTACCCGGCGTTATACTCCCATCTCTTTCAATCCTTGAGTTTTCTTCTCCTTTAACTGGAAACTTATAGACTTGCCAATCCCCATTAGGGTCATCCGCCCAATCCACGTTTCTATCATCCTTCCAAAACAGTCTAACCCTTCTTAACATGGATTTCTGTTCTTTCAGATTGTCTATCTGATTATAAATCTTATCAGCATTAAAGTAGCACTTCTTAGAGTCAATCATAAATGCTTCTTCTTCAGAAAACGGATTCATCCTTATTTCCTCTGAAAGTGCATCCTTATCTTCAATCTTTTTCCTTTGGTTCAATAGGTACTCTCTTGCACCAACCTCAATATTGAAACCATACTTTTCTAAGATAAAATCCTTCTGTTCTTCAGTAGGTGTATTTATTATAGACTTTCCGTATCTGTCTATAAATCCTTCATATCCATCATATGCAGGACAGAAATATCTATATAGCCCGTTTGATGTGTATGGGTCTGCAAAATGGTTAGATGATTCAAATATTAGCTTGAATGGTTCACCACCACTCTTAGCATCGTTAGCTGTAGATGGCATAAGACAGAATCCTACCTTAATTGCACCTTTAGACATTGTTTTCTTTACGATAGGCCAATACTTATTTACTGGCACTTCCTTTGGCCACTTACCGGCTTCATCCATAAGTAGTGCAGATACCCTTCCAGAATCGTAGGAGTTGAGTGCTGTATTCTTCCAGTTAATTTTAGATTCAAGACCGATGTCTTCATCGTACATCTGACCTTTCTCTCTAACCTTGACCTTACGCTTATCTTTCTTCTTTCTAAATACTATCTCAGTCTTGGTGTCATCTTCTTCTACCCTAGGCTTCAAGAATACAGGTAGGTTCCTATATCCATTCATTACCATATAGACAAAAGCATCAGATGCGTCTTTACCAGTTTTAGATATAATTCCGCAAAATGATTTCTTCTGTGTTATTGCTTTCCATACAAGATAACATGTAGCTTGTGAGGTAGCACCCTCTCTACGCTTCTTGATTCTTATGATACCATAACATTGTGGCAGTCTCTCGCAATATTCTTGGAAATAGAAATATTTTCTGTCTACCTCTCTATAGTCTGGGTAGTCTCCATTTTCAAGTATCCAATAATTTAAATAGAAGTAGTGGAGCCCTGTAACAAATGTCGGCTCACCTTCATTCATATACCAATAGCCCTTGCTTATCTTCTCACCCTCTTTTATAATAAATGCTTCTTGTTCTTCACTATATATAGCGTTGCCATATTCATCATATTCTAGTTCATTAAATATATCTGGTATCTCAATCCTTCTAAAGTATTGTTCTTTTATAGGCAAATCATATCCTTCACACGTCTTTGGGACATCTGGCGTAGAGTATGTAATTCCATATATCTCATGCTTCTGCTTCAAACAATCAAGTTACTTTTTTTACAAACTTATCAATCTTTACGGCAGTTACCTTACCCGTACCAGTCAATGCAAACTTAAACCTTCCAAACTCCTTTGCTTCTTCAAGCTTCATGATATAGTCTT